CCTGCTTCCATCCGGTAAATAGATTCTTTTGATGTTGGCTACAAGCTGTGTATGCCACCCATGAAACGAAGATTTGACACCAATATACGCCATTCATGCCGTACCACTCGCTATACTTTGTGTAGTTATTCATTCCGGCATTTCCTAGCTTGCTTAAAAGGTCTCTGTTGCTTCCTTTTTCAAGGTAGCCGACCTCTAACATAGCAGCATTGACAAACTCATCCACAGTACAGGTCTCTGCGCCAAAGAAAGGCCTTCCGAATCCGTCAATGCTTCTCTCCTGTCCTGGGAAGAATGTATAAGTCTTGATGGCTACAGCTCCGCCATTTCTTACTACTCCAGGAGCGGAAGAAGTATTTCCTTCTACAGTTTTGATTGTGTACTGTCCGTTCTTTAACTTCGTTACCTCAATCACGATTCCTACATGGGCAACTCTCTTCTTCACGCTACTATAAAAGTAGACTATATCCCCACGCATGGGCGTTTGATAGTATCTCTTGTGCTTTACGAAGTATCCTTTGCCGTCTACTGTGAAGGAAGTGTATCCACCCCCTAAAAGCTTTTTACCTTTCTGATAAGCCATTTTTTCCTCCTATTCTGATTTTGAGAAAAGTTTTTCAAAAAGTTTCTCGACGCTTCTCAACTTTTCTCAACTCTTCAATAAAAAAAGGGGAGAACAATGTCTCCCCAAAAGTCTTTACTTCTTTAAGCCGATTCCGGGACCCGTGAAGTTATCCGGATTCGGAGTCACTCCTGGTCCGTGTTCCTTGTCCTCTTCTCCTACACCTCGGCCATAGCCTACAGGATGGGCAGAGTTATCTGCTTTATTGTCCTTTACAGGAACATCCTGTCTCTTTGCGTCCTCATCAATTCCTTCGTAACGCTCAAATGGTCCATTCTTTCTCATGATAAATTCCTCTCTTTCTTAGATGAAAAAAGCTTAGCCACCCTATGCGACTAAGCTGTGTAACCAAAACTCTTTAAAATTGCTTTAAAAACCTCATATACACCGATGGATGCGATTCCGGAAACTCCTCCGATGGCGACAGCTCTGATAATATCTTTCGCCGGAAAGCCGGGCATAGCAAACATGGCGACAGGTCCTAAAACCATACCGATGAATCCACAGATGTATGGGATATAGTCCTTATCGGATTCCTTGATTACGCCTCTCCACTTAAGGACTTGCACGGCAATACAAATTGCTATTGCAATCTCCATAACCGGAGCAACTTCAAACTGCTGAAATAGTGTTAAATCCATTTTGTTTTCCTCCTATTATTCTGAATAATCTTGTTTAATTCCTTCTTTCATGGGAAGTTCTTCTACTTCTTCCATGAACTTTTTTGCAAGGCCATTTCCACCAAGAGCAACATACGGCTCATACAAATTATGTTTGAGCGTGTGGTACTCTTCGGACGTTACATAGCCTTTATCAATGTATCTCTTAGCTTCTCTTGCGATTCTGAACATCGCAATTCCGGTAACGCATCGGCATAACGCGTTAAAATCTTCAATACTTATTAACTTCTTCTGTGTTTCTTCCAATCGCTTACGCTCTTTCTCCTTTTCCCTGGACTGATACATAAACGTAAGAAATTGAAAAAAACCATTACTCGCAAAGATTGCACCAACGATGCCTATAATAAACTCTCTGCTAGTTATTAGCTCGATGGTCTGACTCATGATTCACCCCCTCCCCTGTTTCTTTCTCATCTGCGGCGATACGAAGAATCTCCTCTTCCTGTGCTTTGGTAATCCATCCCTTAGCTACAGCTCTATCAAGCATCTTCTTGTTGAGCCGTCCTTCTTTTGCCAGTCCTAAAAGTGTTTCATACATCCTACTCACCTCCTAAGCTATCAAGCACAAGGCTGTTTACGGTCTGCCTAAGCTCCTCATTCTGTTGCTTAAGCTCTGCAATCTGCTCTGCCTGTGAAGGAATCCTCTCGGCTTTCTCTTCACCAACACGGACAAACTGCAGCTCTCCTTTTTCATCTCGCATTTCCTTCATTTTGAGATTGTAAAAAGCCCCATCTTTGTAAATGCAAGGCTCTTTCAAATCCCACATGGAGGTCTCCATGGCGTATGCAGTAGCACCATAAATAGCCCTTGCCCCCATGTCTGCTTCGGTAGGGCTATCGAAAATCGTGATAGCCATTACCTCATGCTCTGCCGTGTCCTTGTTCGGCAGAATTAGCGCGAAATCTCTTTTCATTGCTTCTTCTCCTTCCTTTTAGGTAAATTTAAAAAGGAATCCCAATTAGGAATCCCTTTCATGTACAATATTAACTTAGTGACTTTAGCTTCCGTCATTCATGCTACTGCCCCATGCTATATAGATACAGCCAGTTCCGCCACGACCGCCGCCGCGTGAGCCGCCATACCCTCTGGCATTTGCTCCGTTACCGCCGTTTCCTAAACCATCCGTCCCACTTGTGCCTTCTGAGTCGTTGCTCCTGATTCCTGCCATGCCTCCTGTTGAATAAAGAACCCCATTAAAACCTGTAGTACTTGTGTGCTGCCCATAACCGGGTCTAATACTGTCGAAATAATAAGTAGTTTTGTCTCCCCTCCGTCCTTCAGAGATACTTGGATATGAACCGCTACCGTCATTTCCGTTTGAACCAGGCGAACCGCTGTATGCCGCCCCACCAGAGCCACCATCTCCACCATTGCTATAAAGATGATTATTATAGTTTCTGAATCCATTACGCAACGGAGACCGTCCGTGTTGCGAACGAATCGAACCGAACACGGTGTCTAAACCTTGTTTATACACTCCACCAAGATTGTTAAAATCAGCACTAGCAGACGGTATTATCCACGGTATGCCCTGTCCGGGTGTAACGTCCATATAGCCAGTGGTGAAATATCCTCCACCTCCACCGCCTCCTGGAGCGTAAAATCCGGTTCCCCATCCACCTTGTCCGCCTTGCCCAACCAAGATATAACGGATTCTTCGTACTCCTTCCGGAACTGTCCAAGTTCCTGCTCCTGCCCCAAAGGTTACAGAGCCACTAATTCCGGTTACTTGGATAGTTGTATACACAGGAGTGCCGTCATAATCGTACCATCTTCCTTGATTGGTCTCTACATAACTGTAGGCACGAATATAAAGCAGTCCTTCCTGTAATGGCCGTGTTGTTTCGTAGTGAACATCGGCACTATCCCAAAATGTAAACCCATCATAAATTCCATCCGGCACGCTTCCATACTTGAATATGAAATGCACGCCACTCCACAAGCCCTTAGTAGGTCTCGCCCATGTAAGCCGGACTTGTTTGTGCGCATACATGGTCGCCTTAAAATTTGTGATAGAGGCTATCCCAAAGGCTTCTATTGCCATCTTTTTAAGTAGCTCCTTGGAAATGGTTAATTCAGAGTTTTTCCCATCTCCGTAGCTAGTCCGCGGATTGCTAACGGATTTTTTATAGTTACCTGCAGGAAGAGGAAGACTCATTACAGCTCCTGCATTTAAAAATGGTGCATTATCGCCTATTGCGGCTACAGCGCCTCTGTTTTTGCCTCCGGCACCTCCCAATGGAATTAAAACATCACTCATTACGAAAACGCTCCTTTCAACTTAACTCTGAAATCCTTACTGGGCTTCTCTGATTTGCAATAAAAGGTCACAGAGCCATTTTTGGCTTCTGCATTGGTGATTAATGCAGTCATTTCATCCCATGTTTCAATTTCGTCCGCAGTATTGTCCTTGGTATAGGCTTTCCCCATGATAAGGCTTGCCGTAGACTTCACCCTTGTAATAGAGATTGTTTGGCTATATGGGGCTGTACTGGTCCATCCATTAGCATTTAAAACGATTGTAGCCTCATCCTTTAGGTTTGTTTTCAATGCTTCAACGTCAGAAGCTAGTGCATAAACCAAGGTATTATCAACCTTAATTTCTAACTGCTCGCTGTTCTTTAGCTTCAAGAACCAGTTCATAATTACGCTAACAGGTTTACCTTGCTCATACCTTGGCATAAAGTCCGGTTCATTCGCGTAAGCATAAGCAAGCAGTACAGGTTTGCTATCTCCTTCAACCATCGCCATAAGTTGGAAAACCCTCATGCGGTAGCTCTCTGTCAGAGGCGTTCCGTTGTTGTTTTCGTTGTTAATGTCAACCTTGCAGACAATTCCATTATTACTGCTGCTTACGCTTGATATGAGAGCCTTGTGCTTGTCGTAAGCTGTGGATGCGTTCAAGGCTTCGACTTCCTTTGCGATGTTCCCGGAAATTTCCTTGTCTGCAATAACTACATACTTAATAAGCAATGGCTTCTTACTGGCAAGGCTTCTTTCTATCAGCTCTTTTCCCTTGTTCGTGATTTTAGATTCTGAAAAGTATCCCATTAGCTCCCCCATTCTGCAAATACAGTAAATTCAGTAAAGGATTGAATAGCGCTTCCGATAAATTCTTCTGAAATTGCCGTTCGTGTAACATTTACATTTTTCAGAGTATCTCTAAAGGCTTTCACATTTTCCAAAGTAGTAGCTACAGCTTCAAGCTCACTAGCTACTAATGCTCCGCCTATAGATATAGAAAACTCTGCGTTCCCTGTCTTTGTTACTTCCGTTTCGCCGAAGATAGTATCAGAAAGCCTTGATATAGCCTCTAAGCTTCCGCTTAGATAGTTGCTATCAAAGGCAAGCTTTACTAGCTCACGCTTCTTTTCAAGCGCATATCCCCTGTTGTAATACGGAAGTCTGAAATCTATAGCCAAACAATCAAGAATCCATTCGTCCAAGTTGTCAATCTCGGATAGCAGGAATACATTGTTTAGCATTCCCTGGAAATACTGAAATCCCACTTTCATTGCATAGGACAATGCCTGTATGTCAATATCCTCTTTATAGGGGCTTGAAAGTAAATCAATCATTTCTCCTTCTAAGAACTTAATCATCTTCCCACCCCTTAAAAGTAACGCTCATGCTAGTGCAGTTTGCAATCTCGTTTCCATTGATGGTTATAAAGTTCGGATTCGTTACAACAGCTCTCTTTGCTCCGCTAACCATACAACGCCGGACAAGCTCATTTTGGTTAATGTCTCTTCCAAGCTTGGACCTTTGCCATGTTACATAGTCCTTTACAGAATCCTCTACAGCTTTCTTAATCTCCGCTTCTCTGTACTTGTCAGACTCATAGAGGTAGTAGCCAATTTCTACGCTATAGTTTCTTGCTGTAGGCTTCCTAAAATTAAGCGTGTCCGTAAAAACAGGCATTTTATCCCAATCAATAGCAGCTTTAACCTCTGCAAGGTCATTATCGCTATACTGGCCTGTTTCATTATCCCATAGTAAAACCACATTAATATCCGTTGAGTTGGGCTGTTTTCCAAGATAAACGTCTTTGATATGTTGGCTTGCTTTCTTTATCCAGTATTCGTAAGAACGCTTAGTACCACCATTTGTATAGCTATCCGGATATAGATAGATTCTCTCTCGGAAATCATCGTCAGATTCCAAGTCCACTCCGCCTGAGCTTTCTGTGGTATTCTGCACGGATTGCACGAAGGGGATATTGTCCACAAGCTTTGTGATTGTTCTTGCCTTGTATCCGTTTCCAATTACTCCGGGAACTCTGCATTCAGCATCCACATCCCCAGTAAGCTCTCCTCTTCCGATAGTTAGTTCCTTTACAGTCTCAAAGGTAAGTCCTGCTTCCGTTGATACCTTTGTTCCTTTTGGTACGATAGAGTTTGTTGCTTGTACTCCGCTTAAGGTAAATCTAAGAGTAGAAATGGCTTTCTTTGCCTTAAGGCGTTGCAGTCCTTTGAATGCCCCTAAGTTATCAAGGAAATCCCCCTTGGAATACTTTAGCAAGCCCATCTTCCCGGAAAAGTCTATCTGTTCATAAGCATGGAAAAGGTAATAGGCACAAGTAGCAAGAATGATTCTCCTGTCGTCAGACTGCGGAAGAGCTTCTTCTACTCCTGTTAGTTCTTTTCTCTTTCTTTGAAAGGCCGATAGCATTTCTGCTTCCAATTTTTCTGCAGTCATGCCCTCGATAAAATCAACTTTTGGATAGCTGTCAAAAACTCCCATTCTACCTCCTTTTCACATGAACAATAGCTTGTATTCCATCTTCCCCACGGTCTATGTACTCTATATAGTCCACGGCTACTCCCGGCACATACTTTTCCGTCTGCGTTACAACTTCTACAGTAAATCTATTCTGAAAAATCGGAGTAGGCTCTGCAAGAATCTCCCACAAAAGCCCAAAATCCCTATGCATGGGGATGCTTCCTCGCCTTGTCTTATACAAGGTGGAAAGTTGCTTTATGATTGATTCTTCCAGTTGCTCTCTTTCGTTTGACTCAATTCTGAAATCCATTATTGATACTCCTTAAAGGTTACATCAACTTCAATTCTTCCGACTTCTCCGCCTTTGTGTATCTCTTCCCACTCGGAGGAAATGTTTATGATAATGCACCGCCTATCCATAATGGACCTGTTTCCAATTATTAGATACTGCGCCTGCCTATCACGCATAATCTTCCGGAGGAGTTCGTACTGCTGCCTTGGTCTAAGCCCAAGCTCTACAGAAAACACAATATGGAGCGTTACTTCGTCCAGTTCCTCGCCTGTTACTTCTAAGCGGCCTTTCCAACCAACTACCGGATGTTCTTCGGTCTTTAGTCCTATGGTGGATTTGAAATCGGTAAATGTCCTTGTCTGCTTTCCTTTATGAAAAAAGGTAAGTTCTCCAAACTGTCCTATCATCGTTTATCCCCCTAAGCTTGCAACCTTTGTTTCCAATACAGCCAACCTTTGCTCTAATGCCTTGATGTTCACTCCTGCAAGCTCCAAAGTGTCTCCTTGTGCCTTGATGGCTATAGAATCAGTAAGCTGTTTATAGAACAGGCCTTCTCCTGTTTCCTTTGGTAAGTCCTCTTCGGAATAGAATCCACCAAGGACTATTCCAAAGGATTCTCCATTGGATAAATGCAGGACAAGCACTTGCTCCCCCACCTTTGGCATCTTGTATTCCCCGGTAAAGGAAAAATAAGGTAGCTCTGCGGTCGCTAGGTCGTTCATATCCGTATAAACAACCGATACCATAGCTTTCTGATAATTTACTGTTCCTACAGTTCCGATTCTGATATTGTCCATGCTTATACCCTCTGAATAATCTTCCTAGCAGTTACATTCTGCGTTAGTCCTCCGCTGTCCAAAGTTACATCAACTCTATCCACAAAATACATTCCATCGCACATACCACAGTTTTTTATCTCAATGTTGTATGTAGAAAACAGGCCATAGTCAAAGACTGTAGGCTTGAAAGTAATAGTTGTCGTATTCTTGTTTTGTTCATTCAGCCTAGCTTTTGCCACCTTCTCTGCTTCTGATTGGTCTTGTACTTGTTCATTGAGATACAGAACCTTTTCTTCTGTTCCGACCTTAACTGTGATTGTTTCCTGCTTCTTTTTGGGATTCTTATACCTTAGCTCTGCGCCTGTATAAAATCCTTGCAAAGAAGTGGTCCAGTTATAGTCCGGCTGTATCTCGTGTGTAGTCCAGTCTGTAAAACCCTCATTGCTTCCGTTTGTAGCACTACTAGGATACTCTCCATAGAAATTGTATATCCCCCTTGCCTCGTAAGCTGTTTCGTCATACAAAACAAAGCCTGTCTTATAACATTTCATGCAGATTCCGTACTTCTTACAAACATTCTGCAGGAAGGATAGGTCTGTCTCATTGGTCTGCTCTATCTTTTCTATGGTTACATCCTGGCAATTAAAAAAGAGATTCGGCATATTGTACTTGCCTTGAATCTCTTCCACTAATTGCCGTAAGGTTACATTCGTCCAAGCTTTGGAGCGTTGTCTGTCCTTTAGCTCTGAATCGGCCGGCTGTGATACTCCTTTCACAGTCATGACTCTTGGTGCGCCTGTAATAGATATTTCATCAATCACAAAGTTTCCACAATGGTATTCCTCATGCTTTCCGTTTACATACCAATTCCGCATGATGATGTAAATGTCTAAGTCCTCTCCTTTTTGTGGATTGAATCCTCCTGCTGCATTCATGGCGTTTAAATCAAGTTCCAAGCTTATGGAATCCAATGTATCACAGGCATTATCCGTATACTGCAAAGAGGATAGATACTTAGTCAGATTGTAAGAGCCACCATTATAAAGTGCTATTGTTTCGGCGTATCTTGCTTTGGCTGTATAGTTTTCGCTTCCGTCCACTACCAATTCCTCCAATCTTCTCTATGGCTTGCTCTTTCAAGTTCTGTATTCACAGGCGGAATATTTAAGACTGTATCGGCAGAAAAGACTAAAGTTCCTATCTCCTGCGGATTCGCTTCCATGAGAAGAGGGAAAAGCTTCTCTGTGCCATATACTTTAAAAGCGATTAAATCCCAAGTATCTCCAAGAATTGTCTTATAAGTATTGTTTTCCACCTTTCCCCTCCTGTCTTAAAACGATGTTCTTCGTGTTTCTCTTGCGTATCTATCCATCATGGCTTTAAAGTCCGCATAGCTGTCCGATAAAACGGACTTAATTTCATTAGCATTTCCCCCGGATATATTGATAATCGGACTATAGCTAATGTTCTGCTGTCCACCAACGGAAGGATTGATACCGGATAGCTCTGCATTTGCCTGCTGTAAAAGGTTTGCAGCTCTTGCGGAGTTGTTCATAGGGATAACATACTCTGCATCCCCACCTTCACCAATCAAGGCATTTGTTGGACCGTTTACTCTTCCACCGACAGCAAATTTTCTTATTAAGCTAGGCTTATCAAGTCCTTTTGCCTTTGCTGTAGACTCAACCTTTGCTGCAGGATTTGCGAAAGGCGCAATCGGCATATTTACCTTTACATTCTGTCCGCTAAAGAAATTCCTTACAGAGTTCAGAATGTTCTCCATACCGCTCATGCTTCCGTTTTGCAAAAGAATGTTTGTGCTAATTGGAATAGGCTTGGAAAATTCTCTCTTAAGAGAGTAACCATACCTTTTGGCAAATTCTTTCGCACCTTCGCTAAGTTGTGCATCGTTTCCAAAAAGATTTTTCAAATAATTTTTCTTAGATGATTCCTCTCCTGTAACACTCATTACCTTGTCTAACTTCTCAAGCGTTTGTCTTACATTTTCCGGAACCTCGTCCATGTTTTTAACTTCTTCCCGGAACTGCTTTATAGCTTCTTCGTTCTCCTTTAAGAAGTCTTTCAGCCCTCTTTCTGCGGTCTTGTTTGAAAGGCCAACCATATCTTCTTGATTGATGTATGGAAGTGTTTCGACACTGATGTTTTTATTCCTTGTATCTCTATCCTCAAATTCTTTTGAATAGGTACTTAAAACCTTATCAAGAAGCATATCTACTGGCTTTGTTTTTGCTTCCATTACAACATTCTGCCGCTTATTCTTAATTTCAGATACAGTCCTATCATACATAGACTGGCTAAAATATTCATCATCACCCGGAACAAGCCCTCGTTTATTAGAGCGTTCAAGTGCTAAGGAAGCCTGCGCCATGGCGTTCTTTGCAGACTCGTCTGCATTTTCTTCCATTTCCTTTGCGTATTC